GTTATTAGATGTTGAACAAGCTGCGCAATTGACTATGATAGGTCATTTAAAGCAGCGTTACCAAGTTAGCAGAGCATTCTCAAATACAACTACATTTTCAATTTCAGCTACTTATAAAGGGCTTAATTTAGTTGAATATACAGAAACTGCATTCTCTAATTTAACGGTTTATTTAATAGGTAACAGAGTAGTTTATCAGGATAAAATATATGAATCAATCGCAGGTAGTTCGGCTCATGCTTTTAATATAGCAGAATGGACTTTAATATGCGAAGATAAGTTATTATTTAACGTTACTTTGCCTTTTCCTGAATACGACAATACAGCCACATACATAACTGGCTATCAAATTTGGTACAATGATTATATTTATACTTGTCTTCAGCCTATTAGTGGCATCTTACCTACAAATACAAGCTATTGGTTACAAGGTACTTTGTATTCGATTACGGGTATTTATCCAACGGATGCAACGAAATGGACACAGAGTGATAACAGAGATCAAGAGGTAATTCAATACCTACTTGACATAACACTTTATAACTTACATTGCAGAATTAATCCTAGAAATGTACCTGAACTTCGAAAAGAACGATTTGATGGCAATATAGCTACACAAACAGGCGGTGCAATCGGGTGGCTTAAAAATGTAGCAAGTGGTAAAGTATCATGTGAAATACCTGAGATATTACCAGATCAAGGTAACTCTATTAATTGGGGTAATGGCAATGGAATTAACCAAGCAACAATAAACAGCTATTAATGAGAATAGGTAATTACGACATAACATTTAAAGGCATTGTAGACGTTTCAAAGGAGTTACCTAAAGAATCGAATACGCTTAATTATATTAATCCGGTACAGGCTCAAATATACAGATTTAGTCAGGATATAGGTAAATGGAGAAATGCACTTTTGCAAGCTGAAAATACTTACAATCCTAATAGATACGAGTTATACAGAACTTATAATGAAGTTGTTTTAGATTCTCATTTAACGGCATGTATGCAACAACGTAAAAACTTAACTTTAAGTAAAGAACTTTGTGTTTTAAATAAAGACGGTAAAGAAAATGAAGAATTAACTAAAATAATTAACACTTCATGGTTCAGGGAGTTCTTAAACTTATCTTTAGATAGTATTTTTTGGGGTTACTCTTTAGTTCAATTTGACTCTTTAGTTGATGATGCTTTTAAAGAGGTTTGTTTAGTACCTAGGCAATTTGTAAAACAAGAATTAGGAATAGTAACTAAAAACCCAAGCGATAATGTAGGTATTTCTTATTTAGAAGCTCCTTATAATGAATTTTGTATTGGAGTTGGTAAAGTAAAAGACTTAGGTTTATTAAATCAAGCATCGCCTTTAGTTATTTGGAAAAAGAACGCTTTAGGGGCATGGGCTCAGCATCAAGAAATATTCGGCTCGCCTATTCGTATTGGGAAAACTTCAAGTACAGATAAGCGTACTACTGATAATATGGACAACATGCTTAAAAACATGGGTGTAGCAGCGTGGGGGCGATTCCATACAAGTGATATTATTGAACTAATCGAATCTAATAAGTCAGATGCCTACATGGTATTTGATATGCTTATTGAAAGGTGTAATTCAGAGATAGCTAAACTTATTTTAGGCCAAACAGGAACTACAGCTGAAAAGTCTTTTGTTGGTAGTGCTGAGGTTCATGAGCGAATATTACATAGCTACGGTGAAAATGATGAACATTTCATTTTAGACGTTATTAATGGGCAATTAATACCAATGCTAGAAGGATTAGGCATTAAGTTTAATGGTGCAAAAGTAGAATGTAAAGAAGATGATGAACTTACATTAGTGGAACGTTCACAAATAGAATTAAAGCTACTTGAAACCTACGACATACCAACTGAATACATTGAAAAAACTTACGGAACTCCAGTAATACCAAAGGCTATACCTAAAGATAACGGAGTGGCAAATGTTAAAAATAAGTTAGATAAGTATTACAGCTAATGTGTTCATTTTGTACAATAGTAAATTCTCAGTATAGTTTATTCAGTGATGAAGAGATTGATAAGTATATACAAGCCATTTATAGCGGCTTAATTAATATTAGGAACTTAGATAAGGAAACTTATTTAAAAGTAGCTCAAAGATTAACAGACGGAGTTTATGAAGGGTTTGGTAAGAATTTAAATAGCGTTCTTTATCTTAGTGAAGATTATAAAATGCTTTATGCGTTAAGAGATAACGTTTACATCTTTAGCGGTGCAAAGCAATACCAACAAGTTAGGGAAATGAGTTCTTTTTTAACCGACAATGGTAAAATAGTTCCTTTTAACGAGTTTAAAAAACAGGTAATGCCTATTTATCACGACTATAATGTTAATTATCTTAATGCAGAGTATAACAGTTCAATATCTCAAAGTAGGTCAGCTAGTCAATGGATGGATATTGAATCTCAAAAGGGTTTGTTCCCTTATTTGCAATATCAAACCGCAGGTGATGGCAGAGTTAGACCTGAACACGCTTCTTTAAATGGCATTATTAAGAAAGTAGGCGATCCATTTTGGGACAAATACATGCCGCCTAATGGTTGGAATTGTAGGTGTGATGTTATTCAATTAGATGAGGGTAAAGAAACTGATACTAAAGATTTGAAAGTTGAAAATGTACCGGATATATTTCAATTTAACCCGGGCAAAGAGAAAATAGTATTTAGTCCTGAACATCCTTATTTTGATGTTGCTCCAAAAGATAAAGCATTTGCTAAAACTAATTTTGGAATGCCAATGCCTAATGAATTATGAGTAAAGCGAATAACGAAGCGAGGAAAATAATAAGGGACATGGAAAAGTCCTCTCAGGCCATAAAAGATATGGTTACTATAATGGGAGTTTATGCTATTAACCATTATAAGCGTTCTTTTACTAACGGAGGATTTACAGATGAGTCATTAAAAAGATGGCAACCAAGACAAAGGAATAGAGATAATGAAGGTAGGGCAATATTAGTTAAAACAGGTAGATTAAAACGTTCTTTAGTTGCTATTAAGATGGGAGCGTATAAAGTAAGAGTTCAGTCAAATGTGCCTTACGCTTTAATTCATAATGAAGGCGGTAAAATTAAAAAGCATGGTAGCTATAAAAAATTATATTTTGATGAGAATAATAAATTAGCAAAAACAAGAACTGCAAGACAAAGAAAGGCTATACATCATGGCACTATATCATACGTAGAAAAACACACTATAACCATGCCGCAAAGGCAATTTGTAGGGTACTCAGGAATATTAGCATATAAAATAGAAGCAGCATTAAGAGCAAAAATAAGAGAGATATTTAAATGAGTTTAAAAACATTATATACAGAGTTAAGAACACAACTTGAATCTATATCCGGAATTAAATACGTTCGTTTATGGAATAATCAATTTGAGCATGAAAATGATAATGAAGCGTTTCAGTATCCTTGTGCATTTATTGAATTTGAGCCTACGGAATGTAAAAACCTACTTAGCGGAGTGCAACAATATGATTTTATTGTGTGCATTCATTTAGGGTTTGAAAGCTATAAAACAGAGGATATTGATATATTGGATATTAAACAAGAAGTATTCTCTAAATTACATCGTTTCAATTCAACGAGTAAAATGTTTTCTTTATTACTTAGATATTCGGATACTCAAAACTTCGATCATCCAAACGTTCAGAATTACGAAATTAGATTTAAGGTAACCGGAAAAGATTTCGAAGCCGATTCAAGAAATACAACTGAAGCGATAGTAACAACATTAACAACAACTGATATCATATAATGGCAAGGTCAACTGAAGAGATACAACAAACAATGGATATTGAACAGGCTAATCAACCTGCATTAACTACATTAAACAGCCCAAGTCAAACGGCTATTTATACTTTGTGGAAATTTATAACATCAACCATTATTAATTATGTTGAACAGCTTTGGGACTTTTATAAAGTAGATTTAGAGACTAAGATATTCAATGCTGCCGTAGGGACTAATCAATGGTTTAAAGCGAAGGCTTATGAGTTTCAATATTCATTATCCGTTCCGCAAGCTGTGGCTGTTAACTCTAATTATTCAATAT